CGCGCTGTCTACGAGCCGCTATCGCACCTCCGCCCTCTCCTGCCGAAAAGCGTGTAGCATAATCTCTTGCTGTAGCCCTATCTCTCGTAAATGACACCCCTACAGTGCGGCCTTCAAAATTGGGGGCTGGTTGAAGAACTAGGTTTCCATCCGCATCAACAAATGACTCTACTCTTCCTCCACGAGCCCCATGAAAAACCGTGTCTATACCAGCCCGTTCGGTGGGAGGAGGGGGTTTAGGTGCGACGGGTCGTGTGCCTAGCCCTTTTGGTGTTGGAGGTAGTCCTAAAACCTTTCGGCCCGCGAATCCTAGTGTCTTAGCTATTCCCTGTTCATATACCTCAAGAGGGGTTAGAGCCTCTCTAGTGGCACCCATAGCATGTTTTAAAGCAGGGATCTTTGTTGCGGCCTTTTGTGCTTGAAGACCCCCCCTAATCGCCTTTGCAGGTGGTACCAAAACCCAAGGAAGCTCTTCAAGCGTCCCCCTTACATATGGAGGCATCTTATATTGTTCTTCTCTTATTTTCCTACGTTCCCGTTCGTTTAGAATCTTTCGTGTAGCCGCTTCTCTACGTTCCGCTTCCTCCCGTACGTTTTCAGCCATTATGGTTCCCTGACCTAACGGGGGCTTATTGAAAGCTTCTGTTACAGGATCAGCCCCAGCAAAAGCGCCAAGGACGGCCATCGGGTCAATTCCTCCTTCTGGCTTTAAATAAGCATCGAAGGTGGGCTTTATCTTGCCATCTTCATACTTCATAGGAAAGTATTTAGTTCGCCCGCTAACGGCTGGAATCACTGCTTTTTGATGGATAGCTTCTAGTGGCTTAAACGCTAGAGGAGCTATTTTAGGAGCTAGTCGAGCCCACGGGGGACCGGCCTCTAACACTTCTCCTATACTACCTAACACCCCTGGTCCCTGTTCGGGACTCACAGAGGGAGGTACCATAGGAGGGGTAGTAGTAGCTTGAGGCATGAAAGGGGCAGCCTGAGTAGGGGCCGCGGGAGGGGTAGTAGATCTGTTACGCCAAGCCTCTTTAGCCTCGTCAGTCAATCCGCCTGTAGCCTCATCTATAGGATTAGGCACATTTCGTAGGCTAGGATATTTCCTCTTGACTATCTGCCAATGTTCGAGAAGAGTTTTCTCTCCGTTAGGCATTAGTAAAATCGTCTCACTGAGGGAGCTAACCTAGACGTTGTGCCTCCTGGTCTGAGACGAGGACTTAGAGAAGAGTACCTCTCAGTCCAAGGGTACTTACCTAGATAGTCGTGAAAGGACATTGGTGGTTCCTGCCCCAAGCGCATAGCCCTACCCAACTCCCCCTCATACTGGTTCATTACGTTGCCGTACTGACCTGACCAGTATTGCTGGGCGGCTGGAGAATATCCTCCGCCGAAGGGAGACGCAGCAGAAGGACCCGCTCCGAACGGTTCCGAGCTATAGTACGCGGCCCTGGGCTCATGTGGTAACCACTGTGAAAAATCGTTTTCTTGCGGCATATATCACCTTACCTGTTGTATAAAGATTGTGTGGTTATTTATGCTTACTACCAAATCATTCCCGTACCTTCAAGACTAGGGTCGAGGTACTCCCAATCTGCTGGCTCGTTAAAAGTAGGATTAGGAAGGCGCTCCCAATCTGCTGGCTGGTTAGGAATAAATGGTTCGGGTATGAATGGTGTAGTGGGTGATGGAGGGGCTGGTGTGAAAGGCGTATAAGGTATACCGAGTGCCCTAAGCTCTTCTTCCTCCTCTGGCGTTAAAGCAGGCGCTATTCCTGGTGGGGGCGCTGGTCGTGTTATATAGCCTCCATTAGTGGGTTGGTTTGTAAGTATGGGCTCATACCCCGTAGCCGCAAGACTAGGGTCTGTAGGTTGCCAAACGTTACCTGTAGGAACCCCGTTATCCGACGGGTAAGTGCCACTGGTTATAGCTTGTGATGGGGCTGGTGGAATAGTAGGCGTGTAGGTGATAGTAGGGGCGGGTGTGAAAGGCGTATCGACACCAACCACAGGAGCAGTGTTAAACACGTTGTTCGCACCAACCTCGGTGTCTCTTGTATCTTTCCCCGTACCCGTAAGGGCAGCTACTTGTGCTGGTGTTAGGATAGTCGGCGTGTTGGGAGGCACTACTGGCACTGTAGGTTGGTTTGTAGGTATGGTCTCATACCCCGTAGCCGCAAGACTAGGGTCTGTAGGTTGCCAAACGTTACCTGTAGGAACCCCGTTATCCGTAGGAACCACACCTGTAGGAACCACACCTGTAGGAGCCCCGTTAGCTGCTACTTCTGATGGTATAGTGGGCGTACTACCGACATAGTAATCTCGATTCACTAACGCTTCCTGCCCAGTAAGATGTCCTAGCCAATCAACGTTAGTAGCAAATGGATTTTCCGCAAAGAACCTGTTTTGGGCACGTTGTAATCCCGCCTGACGCATCCTCCCGTAAATAGACCCCGCCCTAGGATCGAATGTAGCCAGCCCGAGTATATTTCTAACGGACTCGTCCACTCCTAACGGGCCGGTTTCGTACCACCTATCATACGCGGACTGAGCGTCCCTTGGATCGATCCCTATAGATTCTAGGGCTTCGGGTCTACCCTGACCGTAGGTTCTAGCGACATTTATCATTTGCTCCCACTCAGGCCGGGCTACCCCAGGCACCCCCTGCTGACCATAAAACCTGCTGCCGTCCTCGACTCCATCTTCTCCCATGAGCCACTTTTGGAACCCCTCCTCCGATCTACCCGCAGCAGGAAAGGACATTTGATACTGGCCCATAAGCGGATCTTGTAACCTAGATACCAGACGTTGGTGTAAGTCACTGCTCTCTAACGATGGGAACGCCGCCCTAGCGGCCATACCGTATAGGCGTTCGAGTCCCACATCCTGCCAAGGATCTATTCCATGAGCTAACGTGGGTTCAGTAGCACCCCGCCCAAGTCCGTAATTAGGTCCTGTGTCGGTCCATTCCCACTCGCCTGATTGTTGATTCCACTGATAAGGCACTATAAGCCTCCTTTTGTTGGGTCCGTAGCGCTAGGCGTAGCTGCCCACTTCCCGCCTACATTCTCACTAAGCCAAGCGGCAAATCCTCTCCTATCCTCGTCTTCTGCCCATAGCTGCTCTTTATAAAATCTATCATATAGTCTATCTAGACCGCTCGTCCTCATCTGATTATACGATCCTTTAGGATCCGAGGCCCCCGGCTTTCCGCCTGTTATATTGCCCACAGCCATCGCCGCGTAGTATTCGTTACTTCTTCCCTGGCCTAAAGGACTAGGATCATATATATCCAAAATAATCCTATTCCTAAATGGTCGGTAAAGAGGATCGTACTCCAGAGAGTTTGCCGCCGTGGTAAACACTCTTTTATTACCCTCTGTTAGTCCTTCGGAACCCAGCTTTACCAGATACTCCCAGTTATCCTTCTGAGAATCCTGATCGTAAAACTCCTCGGGCGATTTTTGATACGACTCCATAAGCCATCCAGGCCATTCGTATCTGTTATCTTCGGGGCTGCCGCGTTGGCCGTATCCAGTAGATGCTTCTCCTGCCTCGGTATTAAACTCTTTCGGTCTATTAAGATACCTTTGTAAATACCATCTACCACGAGACGGTCCATAACTCAGGTCCAGCCTAGATCTCATCATAGGCGCGTTAGCATTAGCGCCTAAGTACTTCTGGGCTATAGCATCATACGCGTTAGGGGCGGTAGCCCCATAAACACCCTCTGGTACATTCTCTAGGTACCCTTCAAGATCCTTTGCTGTGACTCGCTTAGGTGTAGGCGGACTTGCGCCTTTTTCTTGCTTAGTAGCCGCTGCCGCTTCCATAGTGGCTTCTGCTTCCTCTTCAGCGGCTCTAGTGGCTTCTGCTTCCTCTTCAGCGGCTCTTCTAGCCGCGCTAGGAATAGGTATTGCCCTGGGGTCCATGAACTCGTGGGGTAAAGGTACCTCTCCCTCTTGGGTGACGTCCCACATACTAGTCCCTTGTCCTACCTGCTTATAAGAAACGGGAGGAAGAACTTCCTGTTGCAGGTTAGGCATAGTAGGAGCAAGGCTATCTTCAGCCTTATTTAGGAGCCGTAACTCCGCCCATATTTCTCCTGCGCTAACACCAAAAGCCTTAGATACCTCTAATACTTGCTTATCTAGATGGGTACTAAAGTCAGCTACTTTGAAGCTTTCCGAAGGACGTACCGGCATTTTACTTATCCCCTAAACGAGGCTTCTGGGAACGAGGCCATAAGAGCCCGAGCCGCTTGTTTAGCCCTGTTCTTTCTGCTGGATTGTTCTACTCTTACCATGCCCTCCAAATCAGTGTTTACTTTCTGGTTAGCCGCCTTCGACGCCATCATGGCCGCTACTGGCGGAGGCGCTCCTGCCTTCATGGCCTGTAGGTATTCGGGATCAGGGCCTTTAGGTCCTGGTGTATTGGGGAGTTTCCCCTGTTTCGCCAGCTCTGCCAGTTCGATCAGCTTGGGGTCTATATTACCAGGCCTTCCCGGCGCGCCCTGCCCCATCATCTGCTGTACGAACGGAGGAGTAACCCCAGTCATAATATCCTGTGGCATAGATCCAAAGGCTTTAATAAGATCTTGTTCCTGCTTTTTAGTAGGCATTATTACCCTCTCGGCCCGACTAGGCCTATTCTACGTAACCGTTCTCCTTCTGACAACGCCCCTGGCCTTGGTTGCCCAGGCGGTCCTACCGGCCCTGTCGGGGGAGTAGGCATAGGGGGCGGAATTCCCGCGGCAGCGGGCGGCATCATCTGAGGCGGAGGCATAGGAGGAGGACCTGGAGGTGGCGGCGGAGGGCCTGCAATATCGGATGGCACATTACCGTTCCCCGCAGAGGGAGGTCCCGGGGGCATTCCCTGACCGCCGCCTTGTAGAGTATCCGACATTTTCCTAGCTTTAGCAAACAGCATAGAAACCAGCTCTCCGAAATACATCTGTGCCAGGTCTTCTCTGCCCTGTTTCATAGCGGCCTGGTACAGGGACCATATCCCTGCTTCAGGCAGGGTGCGTTCCGCTATTTGTTCTTTCACTGCGTCTTCGATCTGGTCAGCGTCTTGTATACCCAGGATATTATCTCTGATCCAGAGGTCTGGCATCAGAGGAGTTGGTCCTTCTCTGGCTATCTGGGCCATACCGTAACGAGACATATCATCTTCAGGCAGTTTTGGAGCGACCTTTATCTCGGGGTCTCCTCCGTCTCGTATTCTCTCGGGGGTGATCTCCTCCGAGAAGTACATCCTGTTATTGTCCTGACCGCTTAGTTCCACTGCTTTGAACGATCCAGTCTGGTACTGGTCGCACAGAAGGTTAGATATTTGCGTATACGCGCTCTCTACGGCCTGGACTCTAGGTATCAGGACTGTCTCGACCCCTTGTCTGAGGGTATTGATGGCGAATCCTGACAGTTGGAACTGTAGCTCCCCGTATACCGAGTGAGGTACAGACCCTCTCTGCATCTCTCCCGACACCAGACCCATGAACGCCCCTGACTCTCTAGCCATTTCGAGTAGTCCCAGGGGTTCGATGTCTTCTCCTTGCCCCAGAGATATCTCCGTACCTTCCTGATACGGGTCTTCGTCCAGGGTTTTAGCGCCGTCCCTGCTCCTAACTTTCAGCCCTTGTTTTCTGGAGCGGGCCGTCAGCTCTAGCATAACGGACATCATGAAGTTATGTTTCTCGTACAGGGCTCTGGTGGACTTAAACACCGACTCCCCATAGTCTTCCAGGGTATCTTCTATCGAGGACCATTCCATAGACTGCACCAGGGGAGTTGCCCCTACCGGCCCAAGAAATACTGGGACTTGTTCCGCGCCGTGCGGGGTTTTCTTCTTAATAAACCTCCCAGGGACAACAACGACGTTGCTTTCGTTGTCATAGTAGTCATAGACAGCGACGCCGTCGTCATCATCCCTGCCATCGCCGAGACGCACACCGTATTGGCTTTCGATCTCAGTCCGAGTTTTCTTGATCTTATAGCAGGCCCACGCTAGGCCGTCTGTCCCAACGCCCCAGTACGTGTGCATGGGATCCCACGGTGTTATGTCAATGACGGTGGTTCCGTCCTTTTTCTTAACAAGCATAGCCCTTCCTGAGTACCAACCCCTTACGGCTATATACCATGCGAGTTGGGCTTTCAGGGAGGGAACGAGTCTATTTCGGAGCCTATCGTTAGCGGATCTAAGCGCCCCTATAATAAACCTCTCCTTATCGTTATTAACCGCCCTGGTGTTACGGGGGTTACCGTTAGGAGGGATACGTATTACCAGGTCTGCGCCTGTCATCCACGAGATAATCTTATCTGCGTATGTCTGAGGTTCGTTAGACGTATACGACTTATACCCGTCTCCCGCGTCGTACTCTTCCAGCTTATAGAGCTGATGATCAGCGTCCATGCGGTTACGTAGCGGGTGGGTAGATTCGTAGTGAGCGTCTACCTTATCGATAATATCTTCTGGTTTTAGCCTTGCCATATTTGCCCCGGTTAGTTTGTAGTCCAGCGTTTAACTTTAATAAAGTCTTTACCGTTAACGTATCCGTACCCGAACCGGCTTACCAGCCCGTATATGACCGCTTTAACGGCGTGATTGTTCTTATCTTCGGGCGTATCGCCCACTATATTCCCTTCCCTGTCGGTTTTCCACCTATATGCCCTGGTCTGTCCGTCGAAAGGGGAGGGGACTGCGCCGAACTCCGATAGTATTCCCCTGCATTTAGGGGAGAAGGTTACTTTAGGTCTGTGCGTGACTGGGTCAGGCTTTAAGAAACCTTTAAGTCTCTCCGTTCCTTCGTTTATCCGTATCTTCTGAGCGTCCAGGTATATCCCCGTTCTGTCCATCCACAGCTCTGCTGGAGCTGACATAGCCTGGTG